ATGAACGTAAATCTTGACAGACTTTCCACAGTCCTGTCCGCGATCCTATCCGACAGGTACGGCGTCCGGGTAGTAGTAAAAGTAGAGGGAGGTAGCAGCAATGAGAAGAATAACAATTGATGAGTGGAAGCACATTCCTGCAGGCGAGACCGTCGAGAACGGATACCCTGTAAACGGGTACTGCACAGCACCTGCAGAGCCTGGGTTTTACACCCTTTACGAGCTCGCCAGCGACGAAAACACCCACCTCGGTTGGGAGTGGGAAAAAGAACAGTGAAAATTCCATTTTGCGAATACTGCAAACATGGAGAGACCTGCCTCGAAGCGTGGCGTGAAACGGCGTGCCGGTCCTGGAAGCCAAATAGAGAAAAGCTGGACCAGGCCGGAGACGAATCAGTATTGAGGCAGTGGAAAGCCTACAAAAAGCGAGAGAGGCGGAGAATTAGAGATGAGATTGGAAACCTACGGAAGCCGCGAGGAATGGCTCCAGGGCAGGCAGGGCAGGATCGGAGGCAGTGATGCCGCGGCCACAGTTGGCGCGAGCCCGTACATGACAAATGTACAGCTCTGGGAGATCAAGACCGGCAGGCGACAGCAGGCGGATATTTCAGACAACCCGCTTGTTTGGTACGGCACACACGCAGAGGATCACCTGCGGGAGCTCTTCCGGCTGGATTTTCCCGAATACAAGGTCTTTTACAAAGAGAACAATCTCTGGACCAATGACAGGTTCCCGTTTGCACACGCGAGTCTTGACGGATGGCTGAAGGATGGCCATGGCCGCAACGGGATCCTGGAAATTAAGACCGCGACGATCACAAGCGCAGTGCAGCGGGCCAAATGGAATAACCAGATCCCGCAGAATTATTACTGCCAGGTCTTGTGGTACATGATGGTTACAGAATTTGATTTTGCAATCCTGAAGGCCCAGCTCAAAACCGAGTGGCCCGGACAGCTTCCGAGCCTGCGCACAGAGCACTATCTGATTGAGCGGTCAGAAGTGCAACAGGACATTGATTACCTGCGGGAAGCAGGGGAACGGTTCTGGTCTTATGTAGAGAAAGACAAACGGCCGCCGCTGATCCTGCCGGAGATATAAAACACAAAAGACAAAAGGAGGATAAAACATGGCACTTGAAATCAGGGTAACATCACCCACCGACGACGCTTTTGTCGAGCACATCGTCTGGAACGCGGACGAGATTGCAAAAGAAGTTGAGGCTAAGGTCGGCTATTACAAGAATCTGGTCTACACAGAGGACCAGGTTGCAGAGGCCAAGAAGGACCGAGCAACGCTCCGCAAATTCGTGACGGCACTCAAGGACAAGGACAGAGAAATCAAAGACCTTTGCATGAAGCCTTATGAGGAATTCCACAACCAGATGCTTAAGATCATCGCCAAGGTCGAGGAACCTGCAGAGCTGATCGACAAACAGGTCAAGGAGTTCGAGGAAGGCCAGAAACGGCAGAAACTTGCCGCCATCAATGATCTGTTTGAGAGAAAAGGCTTTCAGCCGTGGGTCAGCCTGGAAAAGATTATAAATCCCAAATGGCTGAACAAGTCCTACTCCATGAGGCAGATCGATGCCGACATGACGACAATTCAGCACAAAATCGGAGAGGATATCCTCCTGATCAACGGCCAGAAGGAAGGGATGCAGGCGGCACTTTCCGAGTATAAGCGTTCCATGGACGTTTCGGCATCCATTGCGGCAGCACAGCGCTATATGGAGGCAAAGCGGGCCGAGGAAGAGCTCACGCAGGCCATGAACGCGGAGCCGGTACAGGCCGACGCAGAACCAATGCAGGATCCTGTTCCAGTCCCTAAGCCGGCACCGCTGCCGGAAGTGTACCAGGACGGCACACCGGTCCGGAAGGAAATCATGTTTAAGGTTCTGGTCACTAAGGAGGAAATGCAGAAGCTCAACCGCTTCCTGCTTGACAATCACTATACCTTCCGGCAGATAAACAAGGCCGATGCCCTTAAATAAGGATGTTCACACGGGAAGCGCATTCACCCGTGAAAAACATACACGGAGCACACTGTTACTTTTTTACCCATTCTGTTTACTTTATATCAATTCGCAGTGGGGCGCAGTGCTCCCGCCCCGGAAAGGAGCTTATTCATGGCAGTTAAAAACCAGCTTGCAAACAAACCAAAAGAAAGAGTCAGCTTTGTTGCATACCTGAATGATAAAGCGGTCCGGGCCAACGTCACCAAGGTCGTCGGAGGAAAGGACGGCCCCAGATTTATGGCCGCAATTATCTCAGCAGTACAAACGAACCCGGCGCTGCAGGAGTGTAACAACGGTTCAATCGTTTCAGCAGCCCTCCTGGGGGAGACTTTGAAGCTCTCCCCTTCCCCGCAGCTCGGCCAATACTACATGGTTCCGTTTGAGGACAAGAAACGCGGCGAGAAGGTTGCGCAGTTTATTATCGGCTATAAAGGAATGATTCAACTTGCACTCCGCAGCGGCCAGTACAAGAAGCTGAACGTCCTGGCGATCAAAGATGGAGAGCTGATCCGGTACGACCCGCTCAATGAAGAGATCGAGGTCAGCATGATTCAGGACGAGGAAGAGCGCGAGAAGGCGCCCACGATCGGCTACTATGCCATGTTCGAATACCTCAACGGATTCCGCAAAACCATGTACTGGAGTAAGTCAAAGATGCTGGCGCACGCGGACCGGTACAGCGCAGCGTTTTCCAAGGATGCAACAGAAATCAACACCCGGTACGGCACAAAGCATAAAGTCAGCTTTGCGGACTACGAGGCTGGCAATTACTCACCGAAAGACGAGTGGATGTATTCCAGCTTCTGGTATAAGGATTTCGACGGGATGGCATACAAGACCATGCTCCGGCAGTTGATCAGCAAGTGGGGAATCATGAGCATTGACATGCAGGCTGCGTTTACCGCAGACAACACGATCGAAGCTCCGGACGGAAGCAGAGAATTTGTGCAGACAGATCAGTACATTCCGGAGCAGGAGCCGACACTGATCGAGGACCAGGGACAGCCGGAGCCGGCACCCGCACCTGAAAACGTACCGCTGCAGGTTGCTGATCCTGGATTCGAGCCCGATCAGCAAGAGGGGCTTGTATGGGAGGATTAAGACGCAAGTACGGCAATAAAAAAATCACTGCCGGCAGCGGTCAGGTGTTTGACAGCAAGAAGGAATACAGAAGGTGGGTTGAGCTTTCCCTGCTCGAGAGGGCAGGGGAGATCACAAACCTGCAGAGGCAGGTTCCATTCTTACTGATCCCGGAACAGCGAGCACCGAGCACCGAGGTATACAAGAAAGGCTCCAGGGCCGGACAGCCGAAGCCGGGACCGGTCCTGGAGCGCAGAGTGGTATATATCGCGGACTTTGTATATCAGCAAAACGGAGAGGCCGTTGTAGAAGACACAAAGGGTATAAAAACCAAGGAATACATTATCAAAAGAAAATTATTACTGTATCAATACGGTATCAGAATCAAGGAGACGTGATGGCAATTTACAGAACCGTGTCGATCAGTTTCTGGTCTGATTCCAAAGTGACTGACGACTTCACGCCAGAGGACAGGTACTTTTATTTGTACCTGTTTACAAACCCTCACACCAGTTTATCTGGTTGCTATGAGATAAGCATAAAACAGATGGCCCTGGAGCTTGGTTACAGCCAGGATACCTGCAGCAGACTGATCGAAAGATTTATCTCTGTTCACAATGTGATCCGGCACTCGAAAGAGACAAAAGAAATCCTCCTGCTGAACTGGCATAAATACAATTGGACCGAATCACCGAAGTTCAAGAAGGCTTTGGTGAGGGAGATCGAAAAAGTCAAGAATCCGAATTTCAAAGAGTATTTAACCAGGCTGGCGAACGGAGAAAACGCCGGATACGGTATCGATACATCTTGTATCGATACATCTGTTCCTGTTACTGATACTGTTACTGTTACTGATACTGTATCTGTTAAGGGGGGTATGGGGGGAATGGAGATCATTAAAAACTCCAAATGTTCAATTCCTGTTAAAGAGAAGCTAATCGAATTTCTTCGATACCGAGAAGAATTGGAAAAGCCATACCCAGATAGCAGCACGAGGATCCTTGTAAAAGAAACCTACATGCAGGAACAGCGACACGGCTCCGATGCCATCATAAAATTAATTGAGGAAACATTCAGAAACGGGTGGCTCGGAATATTCTTTGATCGCCTCGATGCACAAGCGCAGAAGGGAAGCAATAAGGAGCTTCGAGGAGCCGACGCATATTTCGCAATGGCGCAGGAGGGCCAGGCGCAATGACAATCGAAGAAACCAAAAAAGTGATGGCATACATTGCATCCGCTTATCCGAGATATTTTGCAAACGTCACCAGAGAAAGCGCAGAGAGGCAGGCAATCCCGTGGTTTGATGCGCTGGGAGAGTATTCTGTCGGTGCCGTTATGACAGGCGTAAAAAGCTATATCAGCGCGGACAGCAGCGGATTCCCGCCCACGCCTGGTCAGATCATCCACTATATCCACTTCACCGGAAACCCGGCCGATCACAGCGGCACAGAAGCGTGGGCGCTTGTCCGCAAGGCAGTGAACTGCCCATGGGATCAGATGGAAGCCTCTTTTATGACACTTCCGGAGCCAGTTCGCAAGGCAGTGGGCAACGCTGCGAGCCTGAAGGAGCTGGCCGTGATGGACACACAGAAATTCGAGACGGTTGCACAATCAAACTTCCTGCGGATGTATGACGCAGTGCAAAAGAGGGAGGCAACAGAGCGGAAAGTTCCATCTGCAGCAATTGCCGCGAGAGAGCGCATCAATGCTGAATTGGAAATGAGGCACAGAAAAGCGTTCGGCCTTCCGGATCAGGGCGGCACAATGGCCGGTGAACAGAGGGCGATTGAAGCTGATACAGAAAAACGGGATACAGTTCCGGCGCCATCGGATCACATGAAAAGGCTCCGGGAAAGGTTGAGAGCATGAACGGACAACTTGTATTTGATACAGATAAATCTCTTACTCTATTTGACGAGCTTGTAGAAGAATCATCAATAATTGAAAAATCTTCTAAAGTAGATTCTGAAGCTCCTGACTTTGTAAAGAATGCCTGGAGGAAAGCGAAAAAGGACAGGATACGGGAGTTTAAGAAAAAGCAGAACCTGTCATATGACGAGAAACTTGAACGGCAGGAAAAGATTGCCTGGTCATACTATGAACAGCTTCAAGGGATGAAGCTGAACGCGCACGTTAGCGTCGGAGGCCTCGACAGCATCACTCTTTACATCTGGCTGTTATCTATTGGTATTGATGTACCTGCGATCAGCGTGACAGGCATCGAAGATGTGACGATTCAGAGAGTACACAAGGCGCTCGGAATCACCAAAATTGCACCGTACAAGTCAAAGATACAAGTTCTTCGAGAGTTTGGCTTTCCGGTTATATCGAAAAAGATTGCAGGACGGATTGATATGCTGCAGAACGCGACTCCCATGAATGCCACAGTCCGCCACGCAATCATAACAGGCGAGTGCGGAGAGCAGGGGCATTTTGCCAAAAACAGCCGGATGCAACTTCCGAAGAAATGGCTCACACGGTTCGGCGGTTGGGATCCTGACGAGGGACAGCCGTACAAGCACCCAGATTTCAAGGTATCTAAAGACTGTTGCTATTGGGTAAAAGAAAAACCCTGTGATGATTGGGCAAAGGAACATAACTCGAAGCCATATCTCGGACTGATGGCGGTCGAGGGCGGACAGCGCGAGGAGGCGCTCGTAGACCATGGATGCAACTACTTCGGTGAGAGCACGATCAGGAGCTGCCCCTTTGCAATCTTCCTGCGGGATGATGTCCTTCATCTTGCTCAGGAGATGGATACCTGGTATCACGAGCACCTGAATCTGTTTGAGGCAAAGTTCCATGAACAGCCATATGGACATTATCCGGATGGCAGGCACAAGACCTATGAGCCGGTGGAATCCATCATCCCGCTGATCTATGGAGAAATAAAGCAGTATGAGGATGGTACCAGGTACACGACCAAGGCCCAGCGTACAGGATGCAGTATGTGTGGATTTGGTATCCATCTCGAGAAACGCCCGCACCGTTTCGACAGGCTTCGCAAGAGCAACCCGAAGGAATGGGAATTCCTCATGTACCGGTGCTGTACAGACAAGGACGGGAATCCCTATGGATGGGGCAAGGTGCTCGATTATATAGGCGTCGGATGGGAGGATATACCACCTGAGCAGATAACATTAGAAGAGTGGATGGATGGGCTGTATGAGGAGGAATAAAACATGGCAGCAAAGAAAACAGTAGAAACAATCACAATCAAACCCATCGTAAGACTGAGAACAAAGATCAGGATCGTCGGTGACACTCCGCTGATTACCCACGCATGGAGCGAGAAGGCAAAGCGGCAGATGCTTGAGGACCAGATGAAGGGCAAGCAGGTCAAGAAGCGTCCGACAAAGATGCCGTTTGATGATTTCGCAAGGGCCCTGCACTGGATCACTCCGATGCCGACAGAGACAATTGTTGATCCGGCAACGAATGAACAGCGCGAGGTTGTGACCGAGGAGCTTTTTGATCAGGCCATCAAGGACGGCGCAAAGTTCGGGTTTCCTGCAAACAGCATCAAACTGTGCGCGAACAGTGCAGCCTACCGCATGGGATATGTAAAGAACCAGATGGCGCTCCGCGGGGCCTACTTCATCAAGAGTGAGTATGGCGACCTCTGCGAGATCAAAGGCGACATTCCGCAGCTTCGTGATGATATGGTCCGGGTGCAAATGTCCACCGACATTCGTTTCCGGCCGATGTTTGAAAACTGGTACATCGACGCGGAGCTGGAATATAACTCCTCCGGCCAGTTCTCGCTTGAGGACATTATCAACTGCATTAACCTGGGCGGATACGCGGTCGGCATCGGTGAATGGAGACCGGAACATGACGGCGACTTCGGACAGTTCCACGTAGAGGTTATTGACTGAGGCAGTTATGGCAATGCGTGTTTTTGCAAGGCATGTCACGCTGCGGACCGGCATGGCAGTCGGGGCGAGCTAAGGCGGGTCACGCTGGGGCAAGGCTCGGTAAGGACTGGTAAGGCAGTCATGGAGTGGTACAGTATGGTGCGTTTTGGTATGGCGATGTGAGGCCTGGTAAGGCAGTCAAGGTCATGCGGGGCTCGGTAAGGATGGTTAGGTAAGGCAAGGCAGTCTTGGTAGTTTTAGGCATGTCCGGGTTATGTGGTGTTTGGCCTGTTTTGGTTTGGCAGTCGTGTCGAGGTACGTTGCGGAATGGTTAGGCAAGGCTTGGATCGTCAAGGTACGTTCTGGCAGTCAGGGTTTGGTTTGTTAGGGCCCGGCCAGTTGCGGAATGGTCCGGCAGTCAAGGTGGTGCATGTTATGAAGGGTTAAGGTTAGTTATAGTTCGATCTGGTTGGGCAGTCGAGGTGCGTTGTGTTCGGTTAAGGATAGGTGCTGTGCGTTAGGGTGTGGCAGTTGAGGTAATGTCAGGTGCGACAAGGTATGTTTTGTTGCGGTGGTGTGCGGCTTGGCAGTCAAGGTGGGGCATGGTTATGCATTGTCTGTTGGGGTGAGTTAAGGCGCGGCATGGCAGTTTAGGCGGGTCGAGTTCAGATATGTCAAGGCACGGTTTGGCAGTCACGGTAGGTTGTGTTTTTGTATGTTATGGTGCGGTGAGATACGGGAACACAGACAAAGCAAAGAAAGGATAAAACATGGGAATTTTTAAAAGCAAATATTCATGGCGAGGCGGATTCGCTTATAAGGTGCCCGCCTCGACGGTTGGATCGGCGCTTGAAAGCATCGAGGCCAGGGACGGGAGTGTTACCTCGCAGAGTTTCCTGGAATATAGCCGGCCAGGAGAATCTGAAACCCATTCAATGTTTGAATGGGACGACACGATTGCGGCAGAAAAGTACAGGCTCCGCCAGGCTGGTGCGATCATCAACCAGCTTGAAGTGAAGCTCGAATTTGAAAACAGCCCGACGCATGAGGCCGAGATCAAAGTGGTTCCGATAAAGGCGTTTATGAACGTTTCTGCGAAAGCGCCAACAGAAGCCGGGGTATTTGTTAATGCAGTGGCTGTTCAGCAAGAAGATGAATACAGAAACACGGTCCTGCAGAATGCATTAAGCGAGCTTCGGGCTTTTCAAAGAAAATATTCAAATTTCAGCGAGTTCAGCAAAGTGTTTGATGCGATAAAAGAAATCGAGAACGCTTCGTGATGTTGGGAGGAAAAACATGAGTGGCTTGATTGACATTTACGTTCGAGACAAACAGAGCGGACGGATTCACCGTGTGGGAGACGATCAGCACGATCATCTCACAATTGGTGAAGATGGACACTTGCACTATTTCAACCTGCACAACGGCGATGGCTGCAGCACCGGAGACACGCGGCGCGACGGATGCGGTTATGAGTTTGTTCCGAATGTCGATGATTACGGATACAACTGTGATCCAAGAGAAGGAGAAAAATAATGAATAGTGAACGCGTAGCGATTGGAGTGCAAAAAAGTGCGCTCAAAAAAGCCATGGAAGCGCTGGAAGAAAAAGAACGGGAAATCTATCAGCACGAGAAAGAATTGGATTTTATCAACAGTGATGAACCGTTTCTCTTGAAGGACGATATTCCTCCAGAAGCAGTTAATTATGTGATGGGACAGTCTGCAGGTTTTGTGAGTGGAATCAATGCTGCAATCAATACCATTGTGTTGGCACTATCATCTGAATATCGAGACATTCCAATGACGGAATCTGAATTGTATATGCTCGTCGAACTTGGCGAACAGAAAGAAAGAGCACTGCTTAAAGATCGTAAGCAGGAGAATCTTTTAGAAAAGCAGGGATGGAAAGCAGAATATAAAGGTCGTGTTCAGGTTTGGAAAAAAGAAGAGAGTGAGCAGGGAGGGAATGAATGAGCGAAGGATCATCGATTAAAAAACACTTTAGAAAGCTTTACCGGTTTATGTCAATCTGCCTGCAGATGGCGGACATGGCCGACGAGAAGCAAGAAAGTCCGTTTGATAACTGTTTGAACATGGGATGCAGGGCTTTCAGCGGATACATGCGCGACGGAGTGAAAGAGATTATTGACCTGAAGAACGACTTTTACGGCACGGTTTTTAGAGCGGAGTACGCGGAAAGAGACGAGAAAGACGCCAGGGACTTCCTGCAGGAGTGCTTTGGAGACCGGGAAATTGACTCTATCAACGAGGGTGATCGAGACAGGATCATCTTTCTCTGTAACAAAATCAGACGGGAATGGGAATCGAACGGAGCAGAACAATGAAAGCAAAGTTAAAGGTTGATCCGCGGACACTTCCGCCTCCACCTTATCCACCGGCAAAAAAGGTGCGCATC